ACATTTCTGAGTGTTTCCCACCAATTCCTATTATATCGAAATCTGTACTCCGTTTCAATGATCTTGTGTGACTCAGGGATTAACAGTCTGTGAATTTCCCCTGTGACTGCTTCGCAAAAGCAAATCACAGGAGGAAAAATTCATGACAAAAGAATCCAAGAAGTATCGCATCTTCGACAAGACCACCAAGCAGTGGTACGAAATCCCGGAGGACCAGTACCGGGAGTACGACCGCTGGCGCACTGCTCTTCGCAAGAGAATGCAGTACCGCGGCGAATGCTTCTGCCCGCGCAGCAAGTGGTGGCTGTGCGACGGCAACTGCCTCGACTGCGAATTCCACAACAGCACGACCGTCTCTCTTGACGATCCGCTGCCGGACGGCGAGGGAACGCTCGCCGACTACGTCCCGGACGACGCTCCTCTTATTGAAGAGGTGCTTTCCGAGAAGGCGGAGCTGGATCAGCTGTTCGAGCGTCTGCAGGAGCTCATGCCAGAGGCCAAGCGCATCGGCGAGCTCAGGGAGGAAGGCCTCTCCGACGAGGCCATCGCCGACATCATCGGCATCAAGCGCACGACATTCCTTTCCCGCCTGAAGAAGGCCAAGGAGAAGCTGACTAAGGAATTCCCAGACTGGTTCTAAGCGTCTGCTCCGGCTGCCCATCGTGGTGGTCGGAGCTTTTTCCTGAAATTCTTCTTTTCCTTCGTCAAAACGGTCTGCCCGCCTCCAGTGGGAAGTGTAAGGAGCACGAAAACAAGATGCTCCGGATTGGAGGCAAGCGATGAACAAGACACGCAACAGAAGTCCCGCGGACACGGAGGCTATCGCAGTGCTTATTGCGATAAGCCATGTATCCGCAAGGCTGGCAAGGAACCTCTCGATCCTTGCCGCAAGTCAACCATTGGAAGGAGGTAAAGAGAATGTCAAAAATGGCAGAGATGGATCAGACCATCAAGGAACTGCGCGATGCCGCCGCTGCTATTAACAGCGCAGCCGACTGGCTCTACCAGCAGTTCTCCGGCACCGCCGAGGAGCCCGCTCCGCAGCCCGAAGCAGCACAGGCTGAGCCTGAGCCGAAGAAGGAGCTGAAGCTGGAGGATGTGCGGAAGGTTCTCGCCGAACGTTCCCGCGCAGGCTATACGGCGCAGATCCGCGAGCTTCTCCACAAGTATGGCGCGAGCAAGCTGTCGGCTGTCGATCCGAATGACTACGAGGCCCTGCTCTTTGATGTGGAGGGACTCAATGAATTCTGAAAGACAGCATGCGGTCCTCTCCGCGTCGAGCTCCGACAGGTGGATTCACTGCCCGCCGTCGGTCAGGCTTAGCGAGGGATTCGAGGACAAGGGAAGCGACTACGCATTGGAAGGCACCTGCGCTCACGCGCTCGCCGAGTACAAGCTCCGCAAGGCGCTCGGCTACCCGGCACGCGACCCTACCGAGGGCCTCGCCTTCTACAACGAGGAGATGGAGGAAGCCACAGACGGCTATGTCGCCTACGTGCTCGAGAAGATCGAAGCCGCAAGGCAGGCCTGCCCTGATCCGGTTGTTCTGGTCGAGCAGCGCGTGGACTACTCCCGCTGGGTGAGACAGGGCTTCGGCACATCCGATGCGCTCATCATCGCGGATGGCACGCTCCGGATCATCGATCTGAAGTACGGCACCAGCATCGCCGTGTCGGCGGAGGACAATCCGCAGCTCAAATGCTACTCGCTGGGAGCCTTGGAGCTGTTCGACGACATCTACGACATCGATTCGGTCGCCATGTCGATCTACCAGCCGAGACGGCAGAACATCAGCGAATGGCAGATCAGCAAGAAGGACCTTCTCGCATGGGCGGACGAGGTTCTCAAGCCTACGGCGGAGCTGGCGTGGGACGGCAAGGGAGAATTCTCCTGCGGCCCGTGGTGCCGGTTCTGCAAGGCGAAGACCATCTGCCGGAAGCGGGCCGAGGAGAACCTGAAGCTCGCGCAGCACGAGTTCAAGCTGCCGCCGAAGCTCTCCGACGCGGAGATCGAGGTCATCCTCTCCCAGATGGACGAACTGGTCTCGTGGGCATCCGACATCAAGGAGTACGCGCTCCAGCAGGCATTGTCCGGCAAGGAGTGGCACGGCTTCAAGCTCGTCGAAGGCAGGTCCGTCCGCAAGTACACCAATGAAACCGCCGTCGCACAGACGGTCGCAGAAGCCGGATTCGATCCGTACGAGCGGAGGCTGCTCGGCATCACCGCCATGCAGAAGCTCCTCGGAAAGAACCGGTTCAATGAACTCCTGTCCGGCTACATCGAAAAGCCGCAGGGCAAACCAACACTCGTCCCGGACTCCGACAAGCGTCCGGCGATGAATACAGCAAAAAATGATTTTATGGAGGAAAACAATCATGAGTAAAACAACTATGCACAATCCGATGAAGGTTATCACTGGCCCGAACACCCGCTGGTCCTATGCCAACGTGTGGGAGCCGAAGTCCATCAACGGCGGCACGCCGAAATACTCGGTCAGCCTGATCATCCCAAAGTCCGACACCGTGACGGTCGCCAAGATCAAGGCAGCCATCGAAGCCGCCTATAAGGAGGGCGAAGCCAAGCTCAAGGGAAACAGCAAGTCCGTACCGGCACTGTCCGCAATCAAGACACCGCTTCGTGACGGCGATGCGGAGCGTCCAGACGACGAGGCCTACCGCGGCTCCTACTTCGTGAACGCCAACGCGACGACCGCTCCGGGCATCGTGGACGCGGACCTGAACCCGATCCTCTCCCGCAGCGAGGTGTACAGCGGCGTGTACGGCAGAGCCAGCATCACCTTCTACGCATTCAACTCTTCCGGGAACCGCGGCATCGCCTGCGGCCTGAACAACCTGCAGAAGATCCGCGACGGCGAGCCGCTCGGCAGCAAGGCCAGCGCAGAATCCGACTTCGCGGACTTCGCAACCGACAGGGACGACGATTTCCTGAACTAAGGAGGCAAACCAATGAAAGACACAATGGAAGCAGTTCTCTACATCATCATGGCGCTTGGCGGCATCGCCGGAATCGTGCTCCTGCTCAGCATGACGGTTCTCGCGATCCGCTCCGGCAAGGAGGAGCAGGCGCGTGAAGCGCGTCAGGAGGAGCGCGACAAGCAGTATCACGAGCGCCGCATGAAGGAGCTCGAAGCGCACCGCGACTAAACCGTAACCCATACAGCTATTGGCGGGCGGCAGGGACATATCTCTCTGCCGCCTTATTCGTGAATTGAGGTGAAAAATGTGAAGACAATCAGCATAGACATCGAGACGTTCAGCGACGTCGATCTCGGCAAATGCGGCGTCTACAAGTACTCCGAGTCGCCTGCCTTCGAGATCCTCCTGTTCGGCTACATCGTGGACGGCGGTCCGGTGCAAGTCGTCGACCTCGCCTGCGGAGAACAGATCCCGGAGGACATCCTCGACGCGCTGACCGACGACACGGTTCTCAAGTGGGCATTTAACGCCAACTTCGAACGCGTCTGCCTTTCACGCTACCTGCGGGACATGGGTCGGAGCCTTGACCCGTTCCATGACAATCATCCGCTGTCGACGGAGCCTGCGCGGTTCCTGAATCCGGAGGGCTGGCGCTGCTCGATGGTCTGGGCGGCGACAATGGGACTCCCGCTCAGCCTGAAGGGCGTCGGCGCGGTTCTGAACCTACAGGATCAGAAGATGGACGAGGGCAAGGCGCTGATCCGCTACTTCTCCGTTCCCTGCGCTCCCACGATAGCGAACGGTGGCAGGACCCGGAACCTGCCCTCCGACGATCCCGGCAAATGGGCGACGTTCAAAAAGTACAACCAGCGCGACGTCGAGGTCGAGATGTCGATCCAGCGGAAGCTCCGGAACTTCCCGGTGCCGGAATTCGTGTGGGACGAGTACCACATCGACCAGGAGATCAACGATCGCGGCGTGCGCATCGACATGGATCTCGTGGAGAAGGCCATCGACATGGATACCCGCTCGCGCGGCGAGCTGACCGAGAAGATGCAGGCGCTCACGAATCTGGAGAATCCGAACAGCGTCCAGCAGATGAAGCAGTGGCTCTCCGACAACGGCATGGAGGTCGACAGCCTCGGCAAGAAAGCCGTCGCCGCGCTCCTCAAGACCGCGCCACCGGAGCTTGCAGAGGTGCTGGAGCTCAGGCAGCAGCTTGCGAAATCAAGCGTGAAGAAATACCAGACGATGCAGCGCGCAGTCTGTGACGACAGCCGTGCGCGAGGCATGTTCATGTTCTACGGTGCGAACCGCACCGGACGCTGGGCCGGGAGGCTCATCCAATTGCAGAATCTGCCGCAGAACCATCTACCTGACCTGGATGCCGCGCGGGCGCTGGTGAAGTCCGGTGACTACGAAGCCGTGAAGATGATCTACGAGGATGTCCCGGACACGCTCAGCCAGCTCATCCGCACTGCCTTCATTCCGAAGGACGGCTGCCGGTTCTACGTTGCGGACTTCTCGGCCATCGAAGC